CATATCTCCAACAATCGCGTCAGCATAACCAACAGCTGTTGTAGCTGGTGGGATTCCAGTAAACCGCCATTCCTCTGTTGCGGCTGTTCCAGATGGTGGAGAGCCACCAAATGCCAAAGCAAGAGTATTTGTTCCTCCTACCGACCCTGCTAAATAAGCTCTTGAAGTTCCTAAATCACTTACTTCAGTCCACGCTGATCCGTCCCATGATTCTGTTTTTCCTGTGTCTGGAGGTGTTCCACCAAAACCTAACACAGCTGTGCTTGTTCCTGAACTAGCTAATCCTCTTCTTCCTGTATTAAGTTCAGTAATTTCTGTCCAAGAAGCACCATTAAAAGATTCAACTGCATTTGTATTAGGTGCCGCAGGAGAATTTCCACCAAATACTATTGCTGCTGTCTGTGAACCTGCTCCTCCCATGTCTGATCTAGTAGTATTCAAATCTCCAGTTTCAGTCCAATTTGTGCCATCAAATTTTTCTGTTTTATTTTCATAACCAGTAGGTGGTGGAGTATTACCATGGTAACCACCAATAGCTAAAGCTGCTGTCTGTGTTCCAGCACCTGCTAATTCATTTCTTGCTGTAAGTAATTCATTAACTTCTGTCCAACTAGCACCATTATATTTCTCTGTTTTATTAGACACAGGAGGTTCAGTTCCTCCAAAAGCGAGACCAGCAGTTTGAGTGCCTGCTGCTCCTAACGCACCTCTTGCCGTGTTTAAATCATTTTGTTCTGACCAAGCTGTTCCATTAAATTCTTCTGTTTCATCAACATAACCTGGAACTCTACCTCCAATAGCTAAAGCTGCTGTTTGAGTTCCAGCTCCTCCTAAATGAGATCTTGCAGTATTTAAATTATTAGCTGATGCCCAAGTTCCTCCCCAAGGCTGATCTGTTTTTGCCTGGTCAAAAGGAACAGGGTCCGATGATTTGGATTGTATGTTGAATCCTTTAATGTCTGGATAGTTAGCCATGAGGATTATTTATCCTTTAATAGCCATCCATATGTAGAGTCCGAATATACCAATGTAAATGCTGCTCTTTCTATGGCGACGGTTAAGTCTGCCGCACTTCCCATAATCTTTAAAGAATTACGACCGACTGTAATATTGTTTGTGTCTGCAGTACCTGCATAATCCACAATCGTTACTTCATCCCCTAAACTTGGAGAAGCTGGTAATGTAACTGTGAAAGCTGCACTTGTAGTATTGCAGAAATATCCTTTTCCAGCTGCTGCTGTAAATCCAGTAGCTTGAACTGCTTGCCAAGATGTTCCACCTGACATTTCTGTCCAAGATAAAGATGCAGAGCCATCAGTTTTTAAAATATAGTTTGCCGTACCATCCGAAGTAGGCCATGATAAACCATCTAATACAACAGCTCCACTTCCGTTAGGAGTGATTGCAATGTTTCCATTAGCTCCGTCTGTAATTGTTATTGTTCCAGAGTTAGACCCTGAGTTTGTGTCTAAAGTTAAATCATAAGCACCGCTTGATGTAATAGTAGCAGTTGCCGCTCCAGTTCCAACTTTAGTTTCTCCAGTTCCTTTTGGAACTAAAACCATATCAATATTAGAATCACCACCTACTGCAGCAAGTGTTGGACTTGTGCCAGTAGCTTGGTTAGTCATTTCAAAGTTGTTAACTGCTGAAGATGTTTTTTGGAAAGTTAATTGTTCATTATCAGAGTCATCTCTAATTCCAGTATTGTCATCAAATAAAATATCATAACTGTTACAATCTAAGTCTCCACCTAATTGTGGTGATGTATCATCTACAACATCCCCTCCAAATGCTTGCAAAGCAATATTTGGATTTGTGCCATCATCTGCTTTTGCATATGCAATTACAGTTTTACCATTTGGTACTGTAGCACTGTCTCCAGAACCTGTTACGTATTTAAATACAACGTTTTGAGATCCTGATGTTGCGTTTTTTAAAATATAAAAGTCTTGTACGTCTAAAGGGATCGTTACGTTTCTTGAGCCTGTAAGTGATCCTGTAAATTCTATAACTCTATGTGCAAGTGTTGCACCTGTTGATCCATCAGATACTGATAAAGTAGTATCGCCGGAATCTGAAACAGCTTGAGTAGTATAACCACCCGAGATCTGTTCGATGATTTCTAAGTTAGTATTAGTCTTTGTTCCCCATGTACCGGCATTTTCACCAGTAGCCATTTTCTCTATACCGAGAGGGGTGTATGTTGATGCCATATTTTTAAATCTCCTAAAATTTTATTAAGCAGCTTCGTCTACATCCGTATAGCTGGTATTTGAACCTGATGCAACATCCGAATATGAACTATTCGAACCCGTTGAAATATTACTATATGATGTATTTGAACCTGTGTCAATATCTGCGTAATGAAGAATTCCAGGTGTTCCAACGGCTCCTGTACCTTCTACGCCGGTTAATCCCATTACCTGTTCTGTAGGTGAAATTGTACCTACAGCTCCAGTTCCAGCTACTCCTGATACACTATATTTAGATTCACAGATTACACTTCCTACTCCACCAGTGCCTGCTACTCCTGTTAATCCCATTACATCTGCTGGAGCAATATCTCCAACTGATCCTGTAGCTGATACTCCACTAATTAAAGCTGCATCATTAGGTATAATAACTGTTCCTAAAGAAGCTGTGGCTTGGAATCCTGCTGGTTCAATAACTGGGAATGAAATAACTGTTGGTGTGCCAACGGTTGCTGTACCACTGACCCCGGTTAATGGAACTCCAACGTTTGGAATTATTACACTACCAATTCCGCCAGTTCCTTCTACACCGGTTAATCCCATTACATCAGCTGGAGTAATGGATCCAATAGAACCACTTGCACTAACTCCAGTTAATCCAACAGACATTTCTGCTGGTGAAATAGATCCAACGGAACCTGTACCAGCTACACCGGTTAATCCCATTACATCTGCAGGAGCAATAGTTCCAACAGAGCCCGTACCTGCCTGACCTGTTAAACCTATTACTTGATCTGCTGGTGTTATAGAACCAACGGATGCTGTTCCAGATTGACCTGTAAGTAAAACGTTTTTATTATGAGTGCCGCCCCAAGGCTCATTGCCCCAAGTACTTCTTCCCCAACCTTCTTCGTAAATATCTAAGTCGCCCCAATTAGCACGACCCCAAGCTAAATGACCCCAACCTACAACTACATCTTGAGCTGTAAATCCACCTGTATTCCAGGCTCCTTCTCCGTATGGGGTATTTTGGGCATTCCAACGTGTAGGGTTAACTATACCCTCAACACCTTCAACCGAAAAGATTTGATCGGCCATAAGGATCTACCTCCTTATGCGATTCTGATTATCGCGTCGCTGGCGTCCGCTGTCGGGAATTGAATTGTGAATGTACCGTTAGTAACAGTTTTATCTCCACCAAATGCAATCGCACAAACTGCTTTGTTTGATGCACTTGAGTTATAGATTAAAGCTGCGTTCGCAGTAAATGAAGCTGATGTCCAAGAAATATCAGGAGAGAAATCACAGTAAGCTGTTGTTCCTGAAGTTGTTGGAGTCACACTTGTTAACGAAGCACCACCTGCTGTGTATGCAGTTCCAGAAGTATTCGTGATTTCTTCTGAAGTACTATACGCAGTTGTAGAAGCCCCTAAAGTTGCATCACTATCGTACAATGCAATTTTAAAAGTGTTTCCTGTTGATGCTGTAAAGTTGTGAGTAGCCACCAAGATTTCTTGTTTGAAACTTGTGCACATTGCCGATGTATTTGCCATATTTTAACTCCTTATTGAGGCGGAGATTCGATTGGAATACGAACTGTACCATCCGTATAATCGTCTCTTCGTCTCCTTCCAATTTGCTGAGAAGCAAACTTCTGTACTTCTTCTTTATACTTTTGCTCATATAAAGTCAACAGGTCTGCTGGACCTTTTAAAAAGCCATAAGTCTCAGCTAAACAACAGTATAATAAACCTTGAGGAAAATTCAAGCTAATATAATTAGTTCCATCACCTTCTAATAGGTCGGGTGCCTTATTAAAATGGACCTGGAAAGTATAAGCTGCATCAGGAACTGGCGCAAAATGGAGCCTTCCTGAAGTCGTATCTGTTGTTCCTGTAGGAGGACCTATGTCTGATACTGCATAATATTTAGGCCATCCTCTTTTAGCACTAGCTGTAGAAGGCACATATTCTTGTAAAAACGTTAAATCTCTTCTTAATAACCATCTGTTATCTCCAGTTGTCGCAGATGTAGAATCATACACTTGAACCCCTCTAATAAATAAAGCTCCTGCTGGAGCATTGATTTGCTGTTGACCAGCTACTAAACTTCCAGTTTGAGTTCTTCTATCTGCATCAATAGGAACATCATACAT